CACCTGTAGCACTAGCTAATGCTAAAGGTCTTTTTGTAACTTGTATCTCACCACTAAGTGCTGAAGATGGTGTAGGTACAACATAAATCTCTGTGTTATTTTTCCTTGCATAGTATCTTGGTGTTCCTGTAGATGCACTTGCATGTGGAAAATAATCTATTGCATATTCATATGGTCTCTGTAATAATGTTGTGATATTAGAAGAGACACTTGTTTTGTAATTTACATTACGAACAACTAATGTTCCATCAGGAACAGAAACTATTGGGTTGCCTGCAGTAAAAGTAAATGTAGAATAATTATCTAAACCAGAATCATCTAGTTCTTTCATTAATCTACCTTCTGCTCTTTCTACAATATTAGGTATCTGACTTTCATATTCAGAAGAATCATTTTCAGTAGTATTAATTAAATCTGTTTTTAAAAATGAAAATGAAGGCATGTGTTATCCTACTATTAAAGTTACACCACCATTAGCACCAGGAGATGATACACTTACTGTACCTCTACACCTAATACCTAGTTCTCCTATATAAATGTCTGCTTGACCACTTGCAGGAACTTGAAACTTAATTTTGCTACCTTTAGAGTCTTCAATATCAAACGTACCATTAACAGTAGAGAAAGCATGTATTGCTAAAATACGAGTATCGCCTTCTGTAGTTACTGCTACACCAGTACCTTGTATAAATTTTGATGTAATGTTTGTTGTCATATTATTTCCTTGATATTAGTATAGGAAGGCAGAGTAACTCATACCTTCCCATAATTTACTATTAGACTCCTGGGTTTCCGTAGTACCCTCTCCAGTCAGATACACCAAAAGAATATCTTTCTCTTGCTTTAAATCTGATGTTTCCGGTATCGAAATCAGGTTCCATTTTTGTTTGTAAAGGTGTTCTAACGAACATCTTAGTACCATTAGGAACGTCAGTTTTAATAAAGTACGCATCTGGGTCATTAAATCTTCTGTTCACAAAGAAACCATTAGGCACCATGCCCATGTTTCTTAGACTGTTGATGTCATTGTCTGCACTTCCAGTTGTACCTGGGGTGTTTAAAATAACATCAGCAACGAAGATTAAATCGTTAGGGATGTGTAATGATACTGCTCCTGCTCCAATCAAAATACCTCTATCATCTTTAGTTTTTTGAATCTGAATTAAAGATGTTTCAAGTGTAGTTTGAGATAAGTCAGCATTTGTACCATTGTTAGCTTTATTGCTTTGAGTTCCACCAACAACTGTTGGGTGAGCTGTACTAATAAACGCTTGACCATCACCAATAGCATCAGCACCGGTGTTAAAAGCATTATTGAAAACTGCAGCAGCTTTCTGTTGCTTTGTATTTGCCATTGCTCTAGCTAAACCTCTTGCTCTTAACTTTGAAAAAGTGTCATAGAGGTTATCCTCCATTGCTTCTTCAGTAATAGCAAAAGCTAATGCGATAGTTTCGTTGTTATATCTTGCGACATAACTTTCACTTGCGTTATCAAAAGATACAGCGGCACCTTCTAATTTAGTTGGTGCGGTACCAAATCCTGTGAAAAGGACTTCCTCTTCAAAAGACCTGTCTGAGTTCTCTATATCATATAGAGGCTCATGTTCGTTATTAACTTCTCCATACTCCATTCCAAAGACTGCATTCAATCCAGGAAGGAGTTCTTTGCTAATAGCAGCTCTATTTATTGCCATGTGTTATTTTCCTTTCCTAGTTATTATACAGATGTTGAAACTTGAGCTTTTACAAAATTACTTCTGTGTCCACTTAAGTATACTTCAACGATTGGATATTGGTCAGTGTCAGTTACGTTTCCGTTGACAGAATCGCCATCAATGTCTTTTCTACCAACAATTCTTGCATGTGCACCTATTTCAACAGCAACTCCAACTGGAGCACCTACTAATCTGTAGTTTGATTGACCAGTAATTCTGCTACCAGCATCAGCGGCTGACACAGTTGCAGTATAACTGTTTACAATACCAATCTCACCATCAGATAAGGTAGAATCTGCTTGAACAAAATAAGTTTGTGCAGGGTCTGTAATGACATGAAGTTTAACATCAGTAACACATGTTCCACCAGGAAAATATCTAGAAAATTTTGGTTCTCCATTTTCTACATATTGACATCCTTGGAAAACACCAGAAGGCTTCAATGAAGTTGAGGCCAAAGGTGTAATAGTTCCAGCAGTATCAATAACAATCAAATCTCCAGCATAAATGTCATTTGGAAGAAGTGATACGATACCAATAGCTGAATTTGAAACAGGTTGTACTATCTGTCCATAACCTTCAGTGTTTGGCTGACCATCTCTTTTTCGAGCAGGGAGAAAACCAAATGGATTAAGACTTGTAGCCATAATAATTCTCCTTAAAGAAAAAAAGTTGTTAAAAAATTAATCCTGAAACTTAGGTGCTCTTCCCTTCGTTACAGAACTCTTACTTGTATTACTTACAGGTAAAGGATTATTTTCGCCCATTAATTGTTGATTAACAGCTCCTATCATTTCCTTTGACTTGTTTAAGTAATGTGCTTTTTTCGCTTCCAGTTTGAACGTAGGTATTTTACCTAGTGCTAAATCTCCACGACAGATTACTCCTGAATAGCGACCTTCCTTCCTCACGACTGAAGTTGCTCCCATCTCTGGTGCCTCCTCCGGAGTTACAAACTCCCAGCCTTGTTGTTGTTTCCTACCGATATTTTGATAATCTTCTTTATCTTTTAAATCAATACGAAGCCATCCCAAGGTCATGCCTGAATTTTTGAACTTCTCTTCAACCTCTTTTGGTATTTGAGTTTGATTAGGTTCTTCAAATACATACTCTGTTTGTGCTCTTTCGTTAGCTTCCCTTACTTGAGAACTACGTGTATTTACTCGTGTCATTATTTACCTCCACGTTGCATATTTATTGTTGTATAGTCACCTTCAGATTTAGTTACCTTCATCTTTTCGGCAGCATACTGTTCAAGTGGTATTCCCCATTTGTTAGCTAATCTAACATCTTCTTGAGATAGTTTAACTTTCTTTGGGTTAGGAGAGGAACGTGACCCTCCTGCAACTACTTGAGATGGTGATGACGAACCATCATTTCGTTCTGTTGTTGCTGGCTCTTCCTGTGTTGTAAATTTATTAGGAAAAGCTGCACGCATTCTTTTATCTATTTCATCATAGAAATCTTCATCATTAGGACTGTAACCTTCATTTTTTAATTCAGCATCTATTGCTAAAGCTGAGGCAGTCATAATATTATCTTTACCAAACCATTCATTATTTGCTTGCCAGTCTACAGCTCTTGGGTCTGGTTGAACAGGTTGTTGTGCTGGTTGCTGTTGTACCTGTTCTTTTTGTTCTGGTTGTTCAGTAAATTTACTTTTGGTTACTGCAACATTTTTTAAATCAGTTTGTGCTTCATTTAGTGCCTCTTGTGCCTTTAATAATTTTTCTTTGTCTTGTGCTTCAAAAGCATCAGCATATGCACTTCTTGCTAAATCTAATTTATCTTTTAATTGTTTTTCTGTTGCATCTAAGTTTAACTTACTGACTTTATTAAACTCTGTTTCTTTTGTGCTGTATGATTTTTTTAATTTTTCATTCTGTTGAATTAGTTGAGCTATCTGTTCGTCTCTTTCTTTTCTTTGACGTATTAACTGTCTAATTCTTTTTTCTGCACCTTTAGTTTGAATACCATCTAGTTCTTTTGGTTCTTCTTCTTTCGGTGTTTTTTTCTTTTCTTGAACCGGTTCAGGTTTTGCCTCAACTTTTTCTGGTTCTTTTTCTACTTCAAATTCTACTTTTTCTTCTTCTGCTTTTTTAGAGGTATCTACCTCACTCCAATTATCTTCCATATTATCCTCCGTTGTGCACGAAACAAACGCATTACGTGCTTCTTATTATTATTATAGCACATTTTATATTAAAATGCAACTATTATTTACATTTTTGTTAAATTAAATGTAGGGTCTAAATGTGTTGGGTCTCCAACTTTCATTATTATCTGGTCATCAAATAATAATAATAGTTTAACACCTTTATAAAATAACTTTTGTCCTGCATGTTTTCCATAGCAGATATAATCATCTACTTCACACCAAGGACCATTTGGAAACTTATCTATATCTTGATAAGCTAAGTCTCCTATCTTTAATACTCTACCAACTGTAGTTAGATATGCCATATCATCTTTAACTGCATCTGGTAATAATATACCACCTTTAGTTTTCTCTTTAATACTTATAGGTCTAACTAAAACATGATAACCTGGTAGTTCTGGTAATATATCTGGGTCTACTTTATTATCATCAGATATCCAAGAACTATTTTTCATTGCACTTCCTAAAGCAACTTGCTGCATTAATCGTTCTCCATTCTACGTTTTAAAATTGTTTTTAATGTTTGTGTGGCCCATTCTATACTTGCAATAGAACCAACTAATTGCCTATAGTGAGGGTAGTCTTCTGCAGAACCATTACCTAATGTTTCTTTTAGATTTCTAGATTCCTCACTATAGGCTTTTAATACTTCGTCAAATATTTCCATACATTATGCTGCGAATGCGAAAGCACCTGTGGTAGCATCTGCTGCTCCACCCATCTTAGATGCTATATGCCATGTACCTTTTTCATAACAAATAAAAGCTATCATGCTTCCAGTTGTAAAAAGATTAGTGGCTGCATTAGCAGGAGTAAAAACTAATTGAGTTTCACCTGCTGCAGAAATATCAAATGTTACTTCAGAGCTTCCTCTTGATTCAATAACTGAACCAGTTGCCCAAACATCATCACCTGCTGCATTAAATGTTAAAGTATTTGTTCCACCAGTTGTATCTTTTGCTTGCACATAAACACATACAGAACCTTGTGTTGCTGCAGGTAAAGCTGCTGCACAAGCTGCTCCACCAGTGTAATCAACTACATTTAATGAGTTATTAACTAAAGTAATATTTGTAGCAGTGCCTGTATCAGTAAGTGTTAAACCAGTTAAGTCAGGCATACCTGAACTCATTCTAGTTGTTTCAACATCTGAACTTGCATCTCTTGTTGCTATTTGAAAACCTTTGGTAGACCTAACTGGTCCATTAAAAGTTGTGTTTGCCATTTTTCTTCTCCTTTGTTATTTTACTGTCTTGGCTTGTCTGCTAGGTCAGTCAGTAAAAATTAATAATCCCTAGAAAACTATTTATTAATATCTTTTAAAAACTTTAATGCTTCTTTATCTTCTTTTTGTTCTACATCTACTTGTTTCTTTGCAGAATCAAATAATAGCTTTTGTTGTTCTAATTGTAATTTTTCTTCCTCTATAGATAATTTAGTCATTATGTCTAATTGTTTCAAGGCCTCTCTGCTAGTTCTATCATCAACAGCTTTTTGTGATTTAAGTGAGGTACTAATACCTTTGTGTTGTGCATCTAACATTTGTGCTTGACGTTTAATATCTAACTCTTGTGCTTCTATAGATATCTTTGCATTTTCTTTTGCAGCATCTAATTTTAGTTTTTCTTTTTCTAATTCTACTTTTGCCTGCTCTAATGCAACCAGTTGTTGTTCTGGTGACATGGCTGGTCCTTGTTTATTTGCATTT